TCACTAATTAATATATATAGTTATTGTTTGCTTAAATGATTGTTAATCTCGAGTATATTATCTCTTAAATTTTTAACTAGATTATTAAAAGTTCTTTCAATGTTTTGTTTCCATAATTCTTTTTCTTCAACGGGAGTATCATTTCTTAAAATTTGTTCTGTATTTTTAAAAAAGAATCTAAATTGTAATTCAACTCTATTTAATTTTTTTAAAATCGTGTTATTTTGTTCTATCTGATCTATCTGTTTTTGATTTGTCATTAAGCAAAAAATAGAAGGTATATTAAATAATATACCTTCTTTCTCCTTTATTTTTTTAGAAAATTTTAATTATCTTTATCTTATTAAAGAATTTTATATACTTAACATAAAGAATATAATCTTTAGGAAATTTATTAAATATTTCTTTACTTACTTTAATTTTTATAATCTTTTCTGGATAATTTCTTAAACTAATATTGAAAAAGAAATTATTTGATAATTTATTTGATAATTTTCTAACAATTTTTCCTCTCCCAATAAAAATACCAAATCTTTCGTAAATTTTCTTAATACTAAAAATTATTAATAAGATTATTAAAATTATAATTATTATATTTCTCATCCAGCAATCCTTTTATTTTCCATTTTGTTTAATCCATGTTGTTTTTGTTGGAACCTCTTTTTCTTTATGAATTAATGCACAATTAGGACACAATGGAACATCTTTTTTAGGATGCCAATATCTAGTCTCTTTTCCACAAAAACAACAATTTTCAGCAAATCCTGAATGTAAATTTTTTGGTTCTAATTCTATTCTTATCATTTTATTCCTCCTCTTGTTTTTTAGTTATCATTTTTATAAAATCCAATTCGGTTATAATGGGAATACCGTGTTTCTTTGCTTTTAAATATTTTGAAGAAGAAGATGATTCATTAGTAATTAAATATTTAGTATTTTTACTGATTGTCCCTAATGAAATCCCATTTTCATTTAATATTTTTTCAAACCTGTTTCTAGGCATTGACAATTTACCTGTAACTGCAACTGAATATTTTATTTTCCTCTCTTCTAATTGCTCATTTGAAATTGGAATAATTTTTGATAATAAATTCCAAAAATCATATTTTCTATATAATTCATTTTTAATATTTATAGGAACATCTAATGTATTAATTTCACTTAATAAGAATGTTTCGGGAACTACTTTTCTTAAAGCATATGATGCAGATTTACCCAAACCTGTTAAATTACAAATATACCAAAATTCAGATATTGTAAAATTATTATTAAATTTCTTTAATAAATTATATTCTAATTCTGTTATTAATTTTCCATAATGATTCCCAAATAAATTTTGATTATCTTCTAATCTTTTTTCTTTATTTACATTTTTTAAATATTCAACTAACTCACAAACTAAAGATACTGTTTTATATTTATTTATCCATTCTTCTAATGTATTAGGACCCAAACCATCAGGAATACCAGATATTTCTAAAATCTTTAAAATATTACCTTTTATTCTTGCAGGACAATCTAAATTGTTGCAAACTAAATGAACGCTTTCCCAATCTAAAGGAAATCCACAAACAAGACATCTTTCAGGAAGATCAACTTCTTGTTCTTGTAAAACATTTCTAATATAAGGTATAACATCACCAGATCTTATAACAGTAATTAATGAATTTCTATTTAAGCCATTATCTTTAATATACTGAGCGTTGTGAGCTGTAATATTTTGGATGTTTGCTTGACAAATAAAAATAGGTTTTTTAAGTTTAACAACGGGAATAACTCTTCCTGATATTCCTGTTTTCCATATTATATCCTCAACTAAACCTACACCAGTTTCACCTTCAAATTTATAAGCTATCATATTTTCAATAATATCTTTTCCACTTCTTATAACTGAATTTTTATTTATAACTAAACCATCAATAGGAAATAAAAATTTTATTTTTTCATATATTTCTTTAAGATTTTCTACATTTATTTCATCAATAAAAGAATAAATTGGAAAATCATCAAAAAACCCCCAACTAGATAAATAAGTAAATATATCTGTTTTATAATCAACTTTATATGATTTATCTTCTAAAATTCTAATACTATATGGAATAAATTCTACCATATCTAAATCTTTTGTAATTTCATCACGATTTAAAATTCCTGAAACATAATTTCTTGGAGATGGAATATCTCTATTTTTTAATTCTTGTTCATATTTAATAGGAATAATACATTCACCTCTTATTGATAATAAACCTTTTGGTAAATTATGAATATTATATTTTTCTAAAATATATTTTATTTTATTTGTGCAAACTCTTCCATTTAACCCATCACCTCTTGATAATGCTTTTATTAAAATACCATTTTGATAATATAAAACAAAAGAACCTCCATCAAATTTTGGAGAGATAATAACATTTTTTGTAAAATCATAAGGAATATTTTCATTATATTTAAATTTTGAATTTATTGATCCAACTAAAGATCCAATGTGTCTTGATTTACTTTTTTCTTCAGGTTTATATCCCCAACCGACAGATTGTAATATCTCAGAATTTGGATTTTGTATTTTTAAAATCTCAACTAAATTATCAAATTCTTCATCAGTAATAAACGCTTGACCTTCATAATATGATTTACTTGCAGAAATGATTTTTAATTCTAAATCTGAATATTCCATTTATTCTCCTTTCTTTTTTAGATTTAAAAAAAGAGAGTGTTTAACTCTCTTTAATAACTATTGACATATACCCGTACATCTCCAATACATTCTTCACATAGTTTAATGTCTCGGTATATGGTGGAATGTCATTATATTTATTAACAGCTCCAATTCCAGCATTATAAGCCGCAAGTATTAATTTTATATCCTCAAATTGTTGATGACAATAAGCTAATATCTGTGCTCCAACATCAATATTTACTTCAATATCATAAATACTTAATTCATCAATACATCTTATTTCTAATAATTTAAGATGTTGATCAATCATTATTTGAGTTAATCCTTTTGCACCTTTTGGTGATTTTGCATTTGGATTCCACTGTGATTCAATATCTATTACTGATGTTAAAAGAATAGGATCAATATCGTATCTTGTTGCAGAATTAACAATACATCTTGCAATATTGATTCTTGTTTTTTCATCTAGATTACTTCTTAAAGAAATTAAATAAGAAATGTCATCTGAATAAATTTGTCTCTCAACCTCTACCGTAATAACTTCGATTTCGGGTTCACATGTACATTCATTTTCATATACTTTAGAAAACACAGATAAATTGACAAAGAACAATATCCCAAAGACACATAAAAACGTAATAAAAATACTTGTCTTAATTTTAATCATAATAAATCCTCCTCTTATTTTTTTTCATTAATTAATATATATACAAAATTACAACTAAAAATAAAAAAGAAAATTGAAAATGATTAGAACAAAAATTAAAAATGAGAAGAGGTTGATTAATTGAAAAATCCTGTTGATAATAAAGATAATGAAAATAGGACAATTATTATTGAGGCCCAAGAAAGATATTCAGATTGCCTGAATGATTCTATGCATAATCCTATTAAAAGAGGATATCGAAGAGTACCTAGGAATTATGTTGATATTTATGAGGTAAAAGATAATAAAAGAAAACTTTTAACAAGAAGTAACCTAGTTGTTTCAGCTGGTAGAGAATGGACTGCATCCAGGATTTTAAATATGCAAAATGTTAATATTTCTGCAACACCTAATGAATTTTTATGTTGGTTTGGTGTAGGTTCTGGTGGATGTTTATTAGAAGATCCATTAAATCCCATTTCTCCAACAAATGAAGATACTGACTTATCAAATAAAGTTATTTTAAGTGAAAATAATTTTTCATATGGTGATTATATTACAAGTGAAGGATATTATAAAAAACAATTTGATAATATTGAGTTTGTCCAAGATCAAGATAATAATGATGCATATTTAATATGTTTAGTTACAAATTCTTTGACTCAAGATGATGCAAATGAACAAACAATTAATGAAGCTGCTTTATATACAGGAATTTCAAGTTTATCTGGTTATGGCGGTCCTTTTACTTTATATGCTAAAATTACATTTCAAACAATTATAAAAAAGCCTAATATGAATTTAGTTTTTGCTTGGTATTTATTTTTCTAAAAGGAAGTCTAAAAAATATTAAAAAAATAAAAAAAAAGAAAAGTAGAGAATATCTCGGAGGATTTTTTTAAATGTCAAATAATATTTCTGCTGGTGTTTATTCTAAAATTATAGATTTAAGTGAATATGTACAACAAGTACCGGGAACAATAGGATATATTAATACTCTAACTAAAAAGGGAAGAGATAATCAATTGATATTCATAAGTTCAAAAAGTGATTTAATTAAAGAATGGGGTGAACCAAATATTACAGATTATGGAAAATATTATGGTCAGGGTTTATATTGTGCCTGTAATTTCTTAAGTGAATCTGGATCATTATTTTTTATGAGATGTCTTCCAGATGATGCAACTTATGCAAATATAGTTTTATCTGCTACCAAAAGTGGAGAATTTGATAATCCTACAGTAACTGTATCTTATAATTCTTCTTTTAATTCAATATCTGAAATAAAAACATCTCTTGAAAAAACTGATGATAATATTTATCCTTTATGTATTTTCTATCCGGTAGGTAGAGGTGAATATTACAATAATATTGGAATAAAGATTACTGCTCATGCAAATCCAATGTTAAATGGAATTTATATTTTAGATATTTATGAAATCCAGTCAGATGGTTCAGAATTAATCGTAGAATCATTTGAAGTTTCTTTTGATCCAACCGCTATGGATCAATCTGGTGATTCTATCTGGATAGGTTATGTTTTAGAACAATATTCTTCTATTCTTAGAATGGAAATGTCTTTAACAAATGGTAATTATTCATCTGGATATGATTATCTTGTTAAAACATTTGATAAAAATATTGGAGATATTTCGGTTACTATTCTCGATGTAGCAGCTAAAATAACTGATACAAAACAAGATTTTTCTCCTTGGGCTGCCGTAGATTCAACTGCCGAATATATGATTATTGCAAAAGATGGATTCGGAAATAAGATTTATGGTTGGCTTGGTGAACCTTCAGATGAAAATGATTCAATTACTGTTTATAATTCAAAAGATATATCTACTGGAGAAAGAAAATGGTTAGGTGATTATCAATTCTTTAAAGAATCAAACATCACGTATGAAGTAAAAAAATCAGATGTTCTTATTTCAACAGTATTTTCAGCATCACCATTACCTCTTAAAAGAGGTTCTGATGGAAATATAGTTAATGAAGATGGATCATTTAATTCTGAAAATGGAACAGATGTTTTACAAAAAGCTTTTTCTGGTCTTTTAGTCAATCCCATAACTGGAAATAAAGAAGATGTAATGTATGATATAGATACTGTTTATTTTAATTTAGTATTTGATTGTGGGTATCCATCAGATGTTAAAACTCAAATTTCAAATCTTGTAAAAGCAAGAAAAGATTGTGTGGCTATAATTGATAATGGTGATAATTCATCTTTAACTAATTCTATTTCTGCCAGAAATGATCAATCATTTAATAATTATCTTTGTGCAATTTATGATATTTATTCAAAAATTAATGACCAATTTACAGGACAGGATATTTGGGTTTCACCAGTTTATCATATGTCTTATATTTTACCAAGAAATGATAGAGTTAGTGATTTATGGTATGCTCCTGCTGGATTTAATAGAGCATCAATTGATTCAATTAAAGAACTTAGATATGTACCGAAACTTGGCGATAGAGACCAATTATATCTAAAACAAATAAATCCAATTGTAAAATTTGGAACAAATTATGTTGTTTGGAGCCAATTGACAAGTCAAACAAAAGCATCAGCTCTTCAAGATTTAAATATTACAAGACTTGTTCTTTATATAAAAAGAGCATTAGAAATTTATACTAATAATTATATATTTGAACAAAATGATCAAATTACATGGTCAGCTACTTCTGATGAAGTTTGTTCATTTTTAGAAGATATTAAACGTAAAAGAGGATTATATTCATATTCAGTTGAAGTTGGTGCAACCGAATATGAAAGAAAAACAAAGACTTATCATGTTAATGTTATTTTAGAACCAACAAGAACAACCGAAAAGATTCTCTTAAATTTCTATATTAAATAAGTTGACTAAAAAAAATGGGAAGGATTAGAATTAATATTCCTTCCCATTTTTTATTTTTTTATTACAAACTCGTTGTATCCAATAAGCTTATGTATATGAATAATCCCACAAGTATAAGAATACCCTCACCTATTGCCTTAATCCGATCTTTAACACTTTTTTTCATTTTGAATCTCCTTACGGTTTTTTCTATGCTCCTAAAAACTCAAACCGTAATCACATATAATCAATATTATTTTGCACTAATTAATATATATAGTAATATGGTTATTTAGATAGGATATTTTGGAAGGAAAAAAGAAAAATTAAACAATAGATTTTAAAAAGATTAAATTATAGATTAGAATTATTATTTTTTAACAAAATCTATTTCTTATTATTAAACATAAATAAAATGCCATAAATGAAGAAATTTGAAATTTTGTTTGATTTGTTAATTCATCATATTTTTCTTTTATAGAATTTGAGGATTGTAAAAGTTTACATACTAATTTAGTAACTTGTTGTTTAAAATAAATAGGTTTTGAAGTTTTCTTAATTGCCATTAATTTTTGAACAATTCTAAAAAAGTTTGTTGAACATAGATCTTCTTTTTTATTTATTTCATTTAGAAATAGTTCTAATATTACTCTAATATCATCAATATATTTAATATCATTTATTGATTTAACTAAAAATTCACAAATAAGATAATTAACTTTAGTTAAACTTCTTGCTGAATTAAATGCTTTTTGATCTACTTTTTTGAAAATTGTAATTTCTTTAGAAACAGCAATTGCAATTTTTTGTTTTGAAGATCCTAATGTTTTAGATTCTAGATCAATGTCATATTCTTCAATATCTTTAAAACCTCCTCCAGCTTCAGAAATTTTGAAATATGTTTGTGCAAAACTTCTAACACTCTGAGCAATTTTATTTCTTATATCATATACACATTTTGATATTTTCTCAGGATTATCAAATTCCTTTAAAATTTTATTAAATTTATTAATTGCAAAATTAGAAAGATAATAAATAGCATTTGATATTGTTTTTTCTCTTACAAATAAATGATTTTTTGATAAACTATCTAATGCTAATCTGAATACATTAGGATCACAATAAACTCTTAAATGAACTCTTAATCTACTTGAATAAAATTTAATATTTAGATATGTCATTGTTGCTAATGCAGAATGTTTATCATTTTTCTTTAAGAAATAATATATGATAAATAATAAAATATTTGTTCCATTATCCCTTAGAATAAGTTCTTTAGATAATTTGGCCGGGTAAAATTCTTTTATAAATTTACTAATATCAGTATTTTTTAAACCTGTTAGATATAATAATTCAGTGTATTCTTTTTTAAATGGAGGAAAATAACAAGGTTTAGATAATTCCATTAACTCATTTGCGGTTTTTGTACTAACCCATTTTTTTAATTCTTTATGTTTAACATTTGATTTATCATATAAAAAATCTATAGTTAATGACATATTTTAGATTCCTTAAAAAATATTAATATTTATACTATCTCTTGTAAAATGAACAAGCTGTGGTGAATATTCAAATAATTCTTCCTGTATAAAAGTATCTATATCATAATCAAAGAATATATTAGATTTTGGATGAATTAAATTACAATGAGATACCCCATCAATACTCTGAACAGTTTTTATTATTCTAGATCTATATAAATTGGTATTATTTCCAAATGTTTCATAAAAAGTTTCTATAAGTGTATCTTTTATGGTATTTATTAAATCTACTTTATTTCCAGTATAAGATTGATCTGTAAAAACATCCAATTGGAGTTTAACAGGAATATCATAGATTGGTTGAACCCATTCAGTACCTGTGAAAATATATTTATAATTTTTATTTTCAACAAAAATCATATCATCTGTAGATACATCCATATAAATCCAATTTGATCCGGTATATTGACAAATTTTATTTCTATGTTCCGAAAATTCTCCTGTTGGATTTTTATCAATAATATATCTATCTCCAGAAACAGGTAAATCTGGTGGCGAAGAAATAACATCAATAACAGGTAACGAACTAACATTATTAAATCTCATATTATCTAATTTACCACAAGTTGTAGTAAATTTTATATTAGTAAAATCTGTCAACATTCTAAAATTTTCTAATTCTAAATTTATAATATTTTGAAAACACGATAATTCAAAAAATTTTTTATCTTCTATTTCATTATAATATTCTTTTTTAATTAGAGGTACATCATAAATAATTGTTGATGTTGAATCACAAATAACATTAGACATCATAAATGATTTTAATGGTTTTCTAAATGTTAATGATGTTGAGAATGTAGAAATATCTCCAATTTCTGGGTTTGAGATTGTAAAATAAATATTCACATTATCTTTTGGAAAAGTAGTATAAGGAGTAAATTCATAATAAAAACATTTATTGATTGGATCATTTGTCATTTCTGCAACTTTACCATTTTGAAGGATTCTTAATGAACATTCAGCATATTCATCTTCACCATTATATGTCAATTCAAATCTTCCAGAATTTTCAGTTTTCTTAACATTTAAGTCTACTATTGTAATTCCTTCATATTCTGAATTATATGTATAATTTAAAATAGGTACTAAAGAAACTTCATTAATAATATATGAATAATTTGCTGAAGAATTAATTCTATCTATTTCTAAATCAAAAAATGTATAAAATTCTTCATCATTAATTGTTATTTCTGTTAATTTAGGAATGTAATCTGTACTATCATTTAATTCTATTTTTCCATTTCTCATAGGAATAAATTCATCATTAAAATTTATAGTTGTGAATAATTGAATTTCATTACATTTTAAATCAGATCTTTTTAATATTGGTAATGAATTCTTGCCAAAAATATTATTTTTAAGAATCGTATTCATATTAATATAATCAGTTTCAGATACAAGTCTTGACATTGAAACTAAATTATTGATTGCATTATTTCTTATTTCATTTATATCTTCTTCATTTTCACCATTTAATGCTGGAGAAGGATTTATACAAGAATAATCAACAAGTTTTACCTCATTATTTTCATTTGTCAAATAAATTCTATTACCTTTATTTATAGATCCTGCTATTATATTCCCATCGGAACCTAATGTTGTATAAATTGTTACATTAATTTTTGAACCCGGTTCTGGTTGGAAACCCATTAATCCATTTCCAAAGTATAATTTTAAACCATTAGATGTTCTTTTGGAAATATAACCATATTGTGTATTATTCATTAGATATAGACTATTAAATTTTTCATATGTTACTGAAAATCCATTTGGAGAAACAACAGAAACCTCAACACTAGATGGTTGACCTTCAAATGCAACATCAAATTCTAAAAATTGAAATGCTTGTAGATCTGAATCAACTTGAAATTCCTGTTCAATTATTTTATATTGTCTAACAGGAAGTAAAAATGAAAATTCAGAACCTTCGGAATTAATATAAACAGGTAAATCATAAATTTTATTTCCTGTTTGTAAACTAACTTTAGAATTTATGTTATCTATAACTGAAATATTTACAGAATAATATGTATTAAATTCAATTTCTCCTGCATAAAATTTAAAATCATTAGGAATTGTAAATGAAACATTATTTGATTCAAATTGTAAAGGAATTGTTATAAGAACATCACAAGTTGAATATTTTGCAGATATTGATGAATAACCCAAAAACGCTGATAAATTTAAAACAGATTCATTTAATTGAGCCTTTGTCATAAAAAATTCTTTATAAACAGAGGTTGCATAAAATAAAATATTTGAAGTAAAAGTTGACATATTATCAATAAAGTATGATAAGAATGAACTTTTAGTCAAATCAACTTGTTGTAAATCACCATAATATTTCAACATTTCAATCATAAATAATCTAATTTTATCTCTAGATAAAAATATATCCGAACTTGTTGATGTAATATTATTCATTCTGAACTCCTAAACTATATAAAATAAAATCCACTATTGTTATCAAAAAGAGGATTTGATTTATTTTTTAAAATTTCATTTTTTTTAAGCAATCTACTTAAAAAAAGAGAATTATCTAGGGTATGAATATTTTTATCATATTCAAAAAACATAAATGTTTCTTCTAGTTGATCTTGAATATGAGTTTCATTTCTACTCTGTTCTACAACACATGTTAAATGCCAAAATGTTTTATCATAAGGAGATTGCTTTTTTATTCCTGAAATTGAATACAAATTACCTTTATTTTTATTTTCATTATTTAATAGATATGTATCATCAAGTTTAACCAAATCATTTTGATATGGAATTATTCCATATGAACCAGGAATTACAAATTCAAATGTTTGATCTGCTATATATCCAGTTTCTTGAGCATCAAAAATTGTATCAATATCACCCAAAAAGAAAATAGGTAACAATAAATATTTATTCCATTTTATTCCAGATAGATTTCCAATTTTTTCATAAGAACCACTGAAAATAGTGTCATTATCCCATACTGTTGTTTCTTTATTAATATTATAATAAGTTGATAAAAATGCTACACCATCTTTACTATAAATATCATATAATAAAAACCAATATTCCTGTATATAATCATAAATTCTCTTATAATTTTGCATTAATTAATCTAGTCCTACTTTTTTATTATATTTTTCAACAGCTTGTTGATAAACTAATCTCCATTTAATAACTTGTTTTTCTAATCTCTGTAGACATTTTTCTGGATTTGCTGCATGTTCACACATTTTCATATTTTGAATTATTTTTTCAACTACTTTTTTTGCAGCCATGGCTCTACAATAATGAAACTCCATTGCTCTTTTTTTACCAAATTTTTCTTTTTTTGATTTTTCTCTACATTCCTTATTTAAATATGAAAACAAAAGACTTGACATCGCAGAAGGTTTAAGAATAAAATCATTTATTGCTTCATTGAGATAAATACTTATAATTTTGTCATCAGATTGTTTTTGTATATATTCAACAACTCTTTCAAAATTTTTAAAATCTAATTTTTTTATAGATTCATTAATAATAGATTCTTTTATTCTTTTTGATATTTTATTTTTTGATTTCATTATTTTATTGCCTCTTTTTGATACTTATATAATAATTTTGTAAATTGATCTTTAGAAACATTCCTTTCAACATTTTTTTTACTTAAAGTAAATTCATCAGAAGAAAAATTTAAGAATCCAACCAATTTATAAATTTTTTTAGTTAATGTACTATATTCAGGTAAATGAAAAATTTCTAAACTTGATTTAATAAAAGATCCTTTATTAAAAATTTTAATTTTTGAATTATAATATATACAATCTAATTCTTCAACAATTTTAAATCTACCTTTAAATAATTTTACTTGATGATAAATAATATCATTAACTATATCAGAGGGTACAATTGAAAGTAATGTACAAGCATAATCTTTAATATACTTATGTTTATTTAATGGTTTATCATTATCATCTAACATTTCTCCAATAAGACCAAAATAACCATATGTATCATTTCCTAAAGGTATAAAAAATAAATGGGTATTTCCTAAAAATTTCTTTTTAAAAACCCCTTTACTATTTTTTAAGATACAATAATAAAATTTATCTTTCATTTAAAAAATTTCCTGTAAAATAAATAATTGTAAATTTTTAAGCTAATCTTTTAAAATTAATTTTTGATATTTTTTGATTAAAA